AACTTTAGCGGCTTTGCTTGCATTGCGCTTCGCAAGGATTGCGGGACTAGTTTTACGAATGGATTTTGTGGTTGACTTGAGACGACGATATTGCTCTACCGCATCAATCATTTCCTGAAGCCAATTAAGCAATCTCTTGTAATCTTTGGAAGTATAATGACGATAAGATTCAGCAATCTGAAGTTGTTCGGCTAACGCAGAATCATCTTGTACTTCATCCGACCAAGTTTTATTGCTTTTAAATTGAGTAGCAAGTTCTTGAGCAGTTTCTAATTCTACTTTACGTTCCTGAAAAACAGATTGGATACGTCCCAACTGGTTTGTAGAAACTTGACGGGCTTTGAGAATATCAAATGGTTTAACTGGACTAGGACGATTAAGAATAACCAAATCATATTCTCCCTCAAGTTCGCCAATAGTTTCATTAGTACGCTCAAGCATAATTTCTTGAATATTGGGGCGATTTGCTACTTGAACAGGAGTTTTAATTTTATTTTCAGATTCTGGTTGAACACCCACAAGGTCAAGTGTGTGAGTTACAAATCGTTGAATGTGAGATTGAACCCATTCAGTAAGAGGCATTTGGTTCTCAAAATGAAGAGCGCCAAGAGAACAAATTGTTTGAGTAACCATCCGATCAGCCGCACGAATAAACGCTTGTGTATCTGATTTGGAAAATAATCCCGATTGCTCAACTAAACGATTAGCATACTTGCGGAAATCTTTGACAGAACCTTCTTGGTTCAATCTGTTTAATTCTCGCCCAACTTGTGATTTAAAAACAGATAAGTCTTCCGACCATTCAATTTGATTCAGAAGCGCAAGTGAACGGGAAGCCTTAGTAGAGCGTTGGGCACGAGGTTTACTGGTTTTCTTAGGCATATTATTCCTCAATAAGAGTTGCGAAAAATATCATCTGGTCAAGATGGTCTACTGCATCATCAAACTTTTTTTTGAGTTCTTGAAATTTAGGCGTTAACTTATGTAGTCGTTTACAGTTAACAAGTTCTTTTGACATTTCATCTACAAGACGAGAGCAATAAGTGGCCAGTCTACGCAAATCTGAGCGACTTGCGGGCGCAGAACGGATAATTTGAGTATCCAAATCTGCCAGACGATTACGAAAAGGTTCTACGGAATATTCATTCATGACAAGTATTATGTCATATTTAATAATTATTGTCAAGTGTCTTAAATTTTAGGTTAGTAAGTACTTACTTACCGATAAATAGTAAATAAGGATTAAATTTAATGCCAAGACTTAGTATGTGGCGTGAGCGTCACTCCAATGATTATAGATTCCAAGACCGTAGAGCAAGTGAAATTTATACTATCGGTGGCACCGATGTATTTGTTCATAAAATTGTAGGAACATATTCACAAATTCAATCGGTAACTATTTCAAATGCTGCAACCCAAGGCGACACAGTTCTTACATTACCAAATGTTGCTAATTATGAAATCGGCATGACTGTTTCTGGAGTAGGGTTTGCTGCAAATACCGTTGTTAGACAAGTAAATTCAGTTGCAAATACTATTACTATCACTAGTGGAATTTCTACTAATTTAGATGCAGGTTCTCCCGTTTCTGTATTTTGGAATACCCCAGATAGACCAAATTACCTCAATGAAAGTGAACGTAATATCCAAGATTTATTATTTTTAGAAAATCGTGATAGGAAATATGATTCTGATGTATATGTTCTTAGAGGAATTTATCAAGTTTCTGACAACGATTTTGATTTACAACAATTTGGTATCTTTTTAAGTGCTGATACAATATTAGTATCTTTTCACTTAAACGACACTGTTTCTAAATTAGGTCGTAAATTAATGTCTGGAGATGTTATTGAATTGCCACACTTAAAAGATTACTACCCACTTGACACTGATATTCCCGCTGCATTAAAAAGATATTACGTAGTCCAAGAAGTAACTCTTGAAGCACAAGGATTTTCTCTCACATGGTTTCCACACACGATTCGTGCAAAATGTACTCCGTTGGTAGATGCTCAAGAATACAAAGATATTCTTAATTATATTGAATCTGGTGCATTTCATGCTAACGGCGACCCAATCATGGTGAGCGAAATTCAATCTACTCGTAATCGGTTAAATGAGATCAATGATGCTATCATTCAACAAGCGCAAGTTAATGTTCCACAATCTGGATATTCTACTGAAAATTTATATAAACAACCATTGCGTGAAGATGGTTTTCCAGGTGATCCTACTGGAACTACAACAGACAACACTAATGTTAGCGTAGACTCAACTATTACACAAGTTGATTCGCAAAATAACACTCGTTCGGTAGATATACCTGGCTATCTAGTTGGGGATGGCAAAGCACCAGCAGGTTGGCCAGTTACTCATTCTACTTCTTTCCCCACAGATGCAACAACAGGAGATTTTGTTCTTCGTACTGATTATGTGCCCAATCGTTTGTTTAGATTTGATGGCAGAAGATGGACAAAAGTTGAAGATGCAGTGAGGTCAACATTAGGATCTGATCCAACAAATTCAACACAATTAGATAATTTTATTAACGAACGTGGCACTTACAGGGATTCACAAGGAATAGAACAACCAGTTCAACAAGCACTTTCTAAAATTTTAAAGCCAGGAGCAGATAATTAATGTCTTTAAATAATTTCTTTTACGATGGACAAGTAAGAAGATTTATAACTCAGTTTATTCGTATTGTTTCTAATTTTCAAGTTGAATTTGGCGCTGGACGTGATGGTGTTCCTACATTACAACGTGTGCCTGTTATTTATGGAGATAGTTCTCGCCAAGCAGCAACTATTATACGAAATAATTCCGAAAACTTTTTAAACACAGTACCAGCAATGGCAGTTTATATTTCTGGATTACAATTTGATAGAGAAAGATTGCAAAACCCAACCCACGTTGGTAAAATGTTTCTTCGTGATCGTCAAAAAAATCCTTACACTGGTGAATATACTACAGACCCACGTGAAATTATTACTGTTGAACGGTTAATGCCACGACCATGGATGCTTACTTTAAAGTTAGATATTTGGACTTCAAACACTGAACAAAAACTTCAATTAATTGAACAAATTGGCATTTTATTTGCACCTGATTTTGAAATTCAAAGCACTGATAATTATGTTGATTGGTCTTCGCTTAGTTATGTATTACTTACTGATGTTTCTCATAGTTCACGAAGTGTACCAATAGGAACAAATGATACTATTGATATCGCTACCATGACTTTTCAAATGCCAATTTGGTTAAGTCCTCCAGCACGTGTATTAAAAATGGGCGTGATTCACAAAATTATTAATTCAATTTATGAATCTGATGGTTCATTATCATCTGCAATTTTAGATGATGAACGATTATTAAGCCGTCAATATTTCACTCCACTTCAGTATGGTACTATTTTATTAGGAAATGAAATTCAATTAGTTAGATATGATTTGCCAACTAACGATCCACTTGGCGACCAAATAATGAAAAAAGTCACAGCAAATAGTACTAGCAATACAACAATTACTATGAGCTCAAGCACTGATATACAGGAAGGCATGATAACTAATATAGGTGGTATTGAAACTACCGTTATCTCAGTTACAGACAATCAAGTTACTTTAAATCAACAAGTAAATGTTTCTCTTGGTGATAGATTGTCATTTACCCAAATAACAAGCAAAATTGGTGCGTCTGAGAATTGGCGTGATCTTATTAATCTTTATGGAAATTTAATTGCTGGAAGTTCAAAAATAAAATTTGAAATGTCCGATGGAAATGAAATTATAGGTTCAGTTGCATACCATCCCCAAAATCAAAATGTTATGTTATGGTCTGCTGATCAAGATACTCTTCCACAAAGTACACTTGCACCAGTAAATGCAATTATTAATCCACAAAAATTAAGAACTGGAAGTCAACTTCCTGATCCAACCCAAGGCACTCGTTACTTATTGACAGAGGATTATAATCAAACTGCAAATGTTGCCGATCAATCAATTTATAATTGGAGTGGTTCTTCGGGAGTTCCATTGCAAGCATCTGCTGGCGATATTATTGAATATAATGGACAATATTGGACTGTTCCATTCCAAAGTTCTTCGGTAACTTCTACAGAGTATGTTACAAATCTAACAACAATGCGGCAATACCGTTGGGATGGAGAGAATTGGTCAAAAAGTTATGAAGGATACTACGAGGCTGGTAAGTGGCAATTGATTCTATAGAATATAATAAAAGTTGTGGTGCTTTAATATTTTGTTCTAAAACTAAACGTTACTTATTTTTACTACGCTCCAATGGAAGGCAAGCAAATAAATGGGGCATAGTTGGAGGTAAAGTTGAACCAAATGAATCTTCTCTTGATGGTCTTATAAGAGAAATTCGTGAGGAGTTGGGTGGTCAAATTCCAGATGCTGAGTTTATATCAATTGAAGAATATTTTCATCATAAAAACAAATTTAGTTATCATACATTTTTGATTAAAGTGGACGAAGAGTTTGTACCAGAATTAAATCATGAACATAAAGGATATTGTTGGGTTAAATTAGAAGATTATCCTCGCCCTTTACATCCGGGCGTATGGAGAACATTTAATAATTCTAAAAATAGACTTAAAATTAAAGAGCAAGAAAATTAAGCAGCTCTCATATATCCTAAACTTACTTCTCGTTTAAATTGATCAAAATCAACTTGTCTGAAGTTTGGAAGAGTCCACCAACTTTTTGAAACCGGCGAAACTGGACTTCCACTTACTTTAATAAATTCAACACTGCTATAAGTTTTCATCACTTCATAAATTTCTTTACTAAATCTTTGATAATTTATAACAGCATTAGTGCTTGGATATCCATTAGTTCCAGCATAATATGTAGGAATGTTACCTTCGCCTGGTTCCAAGTCAAATGCCCAAAAATAAACATGCTTATGACCATCAAACGCAGCTAGATACATCCCAGTTGCACCAGCGTTTAATTGTGGATCAAATGGTATAAGATGAAATTTATTTTCCCACCGCAAAATATTACTTGCGTTAGTAACAACAATATTTTTATCAGCATAACCAGAATCAACAACTTCATCTGCAATCAAACGATTTTTTACCACAAGAACATGCGGAGTATAATCTCTGTAAGCAGCGTTACAACCATAAACTGTTAACGGAGTTGGTCCTCCGTGATGAGTAAAGATGTGATGGCCATTTCTTAATTTTTTTCTAGTTAATCCATTACCAATAACTAATGCGTAACCAGAGTTCCCAATGTTTAAGGTATTTTCTACCCATTGAGTTTCATTTACGATTTTACCGTTAACTCTGTCGGAGTTAACGATAATACGCTCGCCTCTATAATCATCACGGAATAATTGTTGCATATTATAGTTTTCCTATCACAACTTCAATGATACCAACTTCACCGTCAAAGTTTTCAAGTGCTTTTCCGATAACAGATCCAATTGA